CTCCTGGTGAGGATGGATCAAAAGAACGTGGATCCAATTTCCTATCGTTGGATCTCGTCATCTACACGATGTCAACATATTCAGGGATGTCGTTGTGATTTGGAAGCTGTCTTTTCTACCGGAGATGGTACTGACGTTATTTGGATAAGAAGAACGGAGGCAGGTAGTGAGAAGACTAATCTTCATATGATAGAAGAACTCAAAAGAAAGATTCATAGTAGGTATGAAGTTCGTGATGGTAAATTGTTAGGACGTCTTCGTGTCTTGACTGATGCAGAACTTTTGAAGATTGATATACTTAGTAGTGGTAATACAAATATCAGATTTGTTAACTTGTTTCTTGGAACCCTTCCTCTCAATTCCATGACAATTCGTCCAGTCGATCCTGTTATTATTAATAAAGTCATGGATGGTGATATGCTTTGGTTTGCTTCTCGTGGCCTTCAGAGGAGCAAGAGATGGTTTGAGCAGAATGTGTGGCGCCCTTATCCTCGTTTCTGTCCAGATCTCGACCTTAAAATTCGTCGATCAGAGGTTAAAGGCTCCTTTTCCTTGCTTGCTCTTGCTGCTAGGGAGGTTTCTGGTTTTAACGCCGCTCTTGGAATGACATATGGAAGGCCTCATGTCATTTCTGCTCTTGAGAATATGCAGGGAGAGAAGGTTCGACAGGTTATGATGTCCCATTCTCGTCCTTCTGATATTATGACCGAGGGTCTGCGAAAAGTTTTAGAAGGTGTACCTAATGCCCTCGATCTTATGTATGAAGCATGGGGACTTGTTGACAAGATAAATTCACAGCCTGCTAAGTTGGACCCCGACCGTATGGAAGGCATGTATTTTGGTGCCTCGGCAGGTAAATATTTTGAGACTGCGAAAGAATATGATCTTGGTACTCAAGACGGAGTTCGTGTCCGTTTGATAAGGAAGATGGGTGGTTTATCTATTCATGCTCATACAGCAGTCATGGAACGTATAAAAGCTAATATAAAGGATGGAGTTGATTTTCCTCCTAGTATTTCTACCACTAACATAAAAAACGAGTATCATTTTTCAAGATATGCAAAGAAAGATGATGCATCCTTTGCTAAATGGAAGATGAAGGCTCGTACTTATGAGATTGTTGACAAGTTATTGGTAGAAATGGAGCGTTTGACTATGACTAATCGTTCTATCCTTGAAAAGAGTGGACCTCGAGCTTCTATTGCTATTGGCTCTAAATGGACCGAAGGAGGGGCTCAGCATTTTATGAATTATTTTAAGCTTAAATGGGGAGAAGAATGGCGGAGGGCCACTGGTGATGGTGACATTGATAAACTTGACCAGTCTATTCACTACATATGGCTCCAGTTTTTTGTTACTATGGGTGGGGTCTATGCTGACTCTTCTCATCCTGATTATTCTTGGTATATGGATATGGTCGCTGAATGTGCCAAAAGACTGAGTGTCCGCTTAGTTCATTTTTTTGCGGATCTTTGGGCGATAGTTGTTGGAAAGATGCCATCCGGAGCTTGGATGACTTCACATGGTGACTCCTGGATTATGGCTCTCTGGTATTTCTCATTTCTAATGATGGAGGTTGCTTCTGAACCTGACCTGAAGAAAAAGTCTCAATTAATGGACCAAGCCATTGAAGCTTTTTTTAAGGTGTATGGAGATGATTCAATTTCAGCCGCGGATAGGATGTCAGGAACACATCATAGGTTTAATTATGAGAACTTTAATGAATGGCTTCAGAAATTCTTAATGGTTCGCGCTCGTGATGTTCGTAAAGATGTAGAATGGTGCGCTAGTACAAGAAATGGTCGATTGGATAATGAATCAATTGTTTTTCTTAAACAGTATATTATTAGAAACCACCGTGATAGTTCTTCCCAATATTTGCCTTTTCGTCCTATCGATGAGTATCAAATGAAGGCGGTTTGGGGTCGTGAAGTTAAGGATCGTGATGTTTACGACTTTATGATGTCTATTCTAGGTAATGCTTATGGTAGTAATGGCACCAATTATGAAGCATGGTGGTGGCTTAGGTGTGTTTTCCTTGCCTGTTGTGAGGGCAGGGATGTTTCTAAGTCTCTTAAAACTGTTCAAGATCGTGTTAATGAGGATTCGACTGAGATAAAGAAGTGGAGAATGCGTGGGGTTGCTGTTAACGATTTGGTGAATGGCTTTCCTTCCTGGTCCAGTCTTGTGTCTCGAAATGAGTATGTCCCATCGTCCCATTGTATGCCGGTATCTGATTGGGCATAGCTTCTTTCTTTTCTAATGCCTGTGATAGAAGTTAGGCGAAAACTGAGCATTCAGTCATAACAATGCGAGCGCTAA